CTATTTTTTACGCAGATTGTGCAGCAGTTCTGCATACAATTCCGGCTTTGCTTCTTTCAGCGCATCCATAAACTCGTCCAGCACGCGCCACACTCTACCGGTATCAGCCTTGTTTACAATCTCCAAAAATTCACTCATCCTGTAAACGCTCCAATTTCCGCATAACGCCATTATAAACTTTAGGGTTCGCCACATATAAAGCCGACATAAGCTCATCCAGCACGTTCAGCGCATCCGTAAGGTCTACATTTGACACAGCTCGTAAAAAGTCACTGCTGCCAACAGCAGCCCTTGTAGACGGCTTTGCCGCTTCGTAGTAGCGAACTGTCTCTTGCCGTTCTGCTTTTTGTGGGGCAGGGGATACATCTGCAAGCTGCTGATTTTTCACAACATACAGCGCCGCTAAATTTTTAACTCTGGTCATGGTAAGTTCGCTATTTTCGATTTCGGCTATAGCGCCGTCAATCTCTCGCACGTCAACCATAGCCGCCACCTCCGTCAAATGTTTTTCAGTTCATCGATGCAATGCTGGATAGTCTCGCGGTCGTATCCATCAACGTTTCGGATCATGTCTTCCAGCTTTCGCATCATGCTGTCTCGCGCATCGTCTCGGCTGTAATGGCCACGCACATAATGCGAACCGCGCCGCGCATAGCTGCTGCCGCGTCCATAATTGCCGTGCATATTAGCGCTCCAATCACCATCCCGGCTGTAATCTTCATCGCGGCTGTAGCCGCCTTCTTCCAGCATGGTGATTTTGTCGATGTTCTTGATGGTGTCAGTCAGCTTGTGAACAGTTTCCAAGTCACCGGCAGACATTTCACCCTTCTTTCCGATTTCGTCCAGTTCTGCGCACAGCATGTCTTTCAAGTCATACAAAACTCTTTTACTCATGGTTTACTCCTTTCAGCTCACTCTCTCGACCACAAAGTTTGCGTTCGCAAACAAAACGGTTTGTGTGCTTGTATTTTCGGCGGCAACGGTCAGGCAGCAGCCGCGCGGAACTTCAACAAAAGACGTCACATAGATATTAAAGAAGTTTTCTACTGCTGCCGGTGTCACGGTTGCAGTCGCACTGTTCAGCGGTTCACCGTTGATGGCAAGCGCAGCAGTAATAGCTTCCACTGTGCCGCCGGTAGGGATAGCAACATTTGCACCAAATCCCACTTTGAAACGAGCTTTGCACTGGTTCGTGATGCCGCGCAGTGTAACGATACCCGCGCCCTCTCTGTGTACGACACAGCCCTTACCCGCTACTGCCGTTTCTGTCAACGGCACGTTCTGGCCTGCTGCCACGCTCACGGTATTGGCGTTTGTAAATTCAGCCATAAAATCATTCCTTTCAAAAAAAGATAGTGGCGGGACGATTGCCCCGCCACATTTTGCACTATCGGCACGGGGCCGAACATGTCAGATGCTCCGACAAGTTGCCGTATTCGTTTTTAGCATCCGCAGCCGTTGCAGGTGCCGCAATTCCCATACTGATACGGTGCGGGAACAGGGAAAGCAGGAACAGGGCGGGGGTTGTAGTAAGCAAGCTGCCCGCTCATATAGGCTTTCAGCGTTTCATTCTGCGCAGCCTGACTAGCGGCAAGCTGTGCAGCGAAAATCTGCTGGTTCTGCTCGGCAATCTTGGCATCCTTTGCCTCGATACGCTGGGCGGTCAGTGCGTCAAGCACCGCACGCGCATTGGCGTTCTGGTTCTCGATGATGTCGCGCGTACCGTTCTGGATGGTCTGGCGCGTGTCGCAAGCCTGCGTAGCAAGGTTGTAGTTTACACCCTGAATCGCCTCGCGGGTCTCGCAGCAGCAATTAGCCTGCTGCATCTGCATGGCGTTAAGCTGCTGCATAAATGCGGCCTGCTGGTTTGCGCGGCTGATTTCGGCGCTCATAAAGCCCTGCTGCATAGCGTTCTGCACACCGTTGACAAGCTGTGCCTGAGCATAGAAACCGTCACACAGGCCGTTGTTCACGACGTCGATTTTGCGTTCGATGTTGGCAAAGTCGCTGGTGAGGATGTAGCCATCGACAGCGCCAGCACCATTACCGCCGCCAAATCCGTTGTTGCCCCAGCTGCCGCCCCAACCGCAGAAAACGAATAGGAAGAGAATAATAATCCACCACGCACCATCGCCGCCAAAGCCCCAGCCGTTGCCATTGCCCGTATTCGCGGGCTGAACAGGCATTGTCATCACAGTGCCGTCCGAAGAAAGACTCATATTTAACTCCTTTCAAAAGTTGATTTTATTGTTCACCGTGCGCACGGTTTGAACCTATTTTAAAAAGCCCTGAAACTGCTGCGCCATCGCTTGCAGCTGATTTAGCTGCTGCTGGCTCATTTTTCCAGATTGCAGCAGCTTTTGAACTTCCTGCTTCGGGTCGCCTTGGAAATTCTGTCGGAACTGCTGAAACTGCTGCATCATCTGCTGAAATTGTCCCATCGCGCCGGGCATACGCCCGCCGCCTAAAACGTTAAACAGAGGATTTGGCATTGTCGGACTCCTTTTTCTTCGTAAGCGGTTTGTCTGCCGTTAGCGCGTCAAATCGCGCTGCCAGAGCGTCAAACTCTGCACGGGTGACAAACTCCTCAGCTTGCACTTGCGCTGCCTGTGTGGGCTGTTTCTGCGCCGCTGTGCGTTCCGTATAATCAAAGATGCGCAACGGCTGCGGCATCCCGCTTGCGTCCACTGTTTTGATATAGAACGAGCTTTTCTCGCTGTCCATCAAAAGTACGCTGTTTCCCGAAGCGCAAAGATACGACTTCGCCGCTTCTTCCCCCTGCACCCAAATAATAGGCGCAGTCTGCTGTGCAGTCTGTTGCTGCTGCGGATATGCCGCTTGTCGAAGCTGTGCAAGCTGGTCGGGCATGGCCGACGGCATCTGCTGCCCCATCGGGTAATATCCCGGCGCAAATCCGGGCTGATACGGTACGCCAAACGCCATAGTCAATCATCCTTTCTGCCAATAATACAGTGGCGTCTCGTCGCCGCTGTCCCATGTGTCAAGCCAGTCCCCATCACGCACACAAACAACGTGCGTAGCCATTGCCAAAATATACGTTCCGTCCGAGTGGTCTTTTGCAAACTGCGCCACTGTGTAACAATCCGGGCAGCTGTTTGGCAGCGTGTAACGCTTCCACCCGCATCGCCGCAGATAACTGCCCCAGACATAGTTTGCAGACGGCATATCATGCAGTTCAAATCCTGCCAACACAAGCGCCGCATATACAGCAGCCCACTCTTGATGCGTTGCGGCTGCAATGGCTCTGACGGTACAATCGCCGACGCGCTTTTTTTCTGGATTCAGGTTTAATTCTCTGTACATGGTTTTATCCTCTATATTTATTGTAATATTTTACACATTTTCATGTGCGCCACATATACGCCGACTTTACGCCAATTTTTGCAGGAAGTTATAAAAAATCTTTGCAAAAAGCCTTTACAACGCAACGCTAGCGTTGTATAATATAGGCACAGTAAGAGATAAGCAACCGCACACAACAGGAGGAAAACATCATGAAAGAGTACAAGCTGAACGTTTACAACACCATTTGCGAGACCGCTAAAAGCTGCCGTGAGATTCACTTCTACGATGTCTGCCGCTCCATCGGTATTAAGCACCTCAAAACGCAGGAAGTCCTCGAAATCATGAACAAGTTTATCCGCAGCAATCCTTCCTATCGCGCCGTCCAGTTCATCGACCCGAAACGCACCGCCGCAGCGCAAAGCCTTTTCACTACGCTGGTTCTTACCGAGTGCGAATAAAATTTACACAACACACAAAGGAGGCCACCATGGAAATCACAATCACCGAATACGCCGCCCGCCACAACCGCAGCCCCGTCACCGTTCGCCAAAAGGCCCTGCGCGGCGGCTTCAAAACAGCCCGCCGCGTCGGTCGTGACTGGCTCATCGACGAAAACGAACCCTACACGGATAACCGCCTTGCTGCACCACAGCCGCCGGACCTGTGGCAGCTGACCAGCGGCCACCGCTGCGACACCATCAGCGACGCGGGAGCGGTCAAAATCGCCAATGATTCCTTCTCCGTCCTGATTCCTACTGGCGCAGGCGACGGCGACTCCGCGTTCTGCATCTATAACGACGGCGAGATAGACACCGCACCCCTTACCTACTTCACGTTGATTTCCGGTAAATTCAACATCTACGACTACGATTGCGGCAGCACCGTCGCCGAAACGGTTGATGGTTCCTTCCAGGTCTACTACTCCTCCGGCATCGTGTTTTTTATAAAAACAGAATAAAAAAAACAGCGGTCGTACCGGGCAAACGCCCAGCACGACCGCTGTTTTATATCTTCCTGATTTTATCCACGACCGCCCGCACCAACCGATTAACCGTGCGCTCGCTGCAGTTCATTTCCGCAGCGATCTCTGCGTTGCCTAAGCCGCGCCGCCTGTAATCCAGCACCGCCCGTTCGTCGTCGGTTAGCATAAAGCAAATTCTGTTATACGTCGCCATGTCAACACAAAAGTTAAACCGGCGCACGCAGTGGATTATTTATCCTTCGTGCTCTGCTTCACGCACTGGTTGGCGTAGACCGCCCCAGCTGCGCACAGCACGCCCTGGACGATGGCAGTAAAAACCGCCATGGCTGCGTCCTGCCCGCCGCCGATGGGCGACGTCGCCAAAACGTACAGCGCGGCCAGCACAACGCCCACTGCAGCCAGAACCGCCGGGATGAGCTTGTCCGCCACTGCCGTGCTGGTTTTCAGGCAGTACCCTACGAAAATCAGCGCCGGAATCAGTACCAGCAGTTCAGGCTTGATGTAGTTCATGTAGTCGATGTTCATAGTTTAGCTCCTTTCTCTAAATCATGAATTCGTGTTTCATGGTTTTGTAAAATCTCGTCTTGCTCTTCGTTGTGATCCCACAACCGTTTATGGCTCGTGCTGTTGCTCCTGTCGTTATCCTGCACCTGCTTTACCACACTGTCCAACAGCGCTTTCAACTGCGTGATACTGGTATTCAGTTTTAAAAGCGGTGTTGTAACAGTAATAATCAGTCCGACAAGCACAACAATGTCCTTGACGATATCCCAATCTGTCATTTTTCACTTCCGTTCCGGGCGTCAGTCCCATTCAGATTTGTACAGCCCGGCATCCGTCAGGCCGCGCTGTTTGCACAGCAGGTAGATTGCATCAGCATCCCCCTGGCTCACCGGCCCAATGGTAATCACTTGCAACTTGCCTGCGGGCTTGTCCACCGCGGGCAGAGCCTTTACCAAATGATTCAAATCAACCACCTTGGCAATGCCCGCAACATAGCCCTGCCCATATTGGTGGATGTAGCGCGGCAGGCTCTTGTCGTAGTTGGCGCGGGTGTCGGCCAGCCAGCCGATGTAATCCTCGCACAGGTAGGTGTAGTCGATGTTTGCAGTTGCAAAGGCCATGTAGGTGTAAATGCCTGCCGTGAATCCGTGCGTTTTGGCTCTCTCACAAAACGCCATTGCGATCGCGGTGCGCTGGTCTTTCGTCAGGTTGTCGGCGCGGCCATCGTGTTCCTCGCGGCTCCACTCTGCATCGAAAAACAGCGGGTAGCCTGTCGGGGCAAGGCTTGCGCAGAAATCGGCTTCCTCGCGGGCTTCGTCAACCGTGACCGCCTGTGAGAAGAAATAAAAGCCGAACAGCTTTCCGTTCGCTTTCGCCCCTGCAAGGTTGGCGTCGAACTTTTCGTCCTTCATCAGTTTGCCGCTGCCGTAACCACGGTAGCCGATGCTAACAATAGCGCGGTAGGGAACCTTTGACCAGTCGATGGTGCCTTGGTGGTGGGACACATCAATCAGCACTTCCTCGCCGCTGGTCTGTGCAGCGTCCGCAGGTTTTTTCACTGCGTGCTCGCCGGTGCGGTATGTAAACACCTGACTGCTTGCTGTGGTGAAGTTACTATCCAACCACACCAGCGGATTCGTGCGGCTGCCGTTGAGGATAACTTCAAAATGCAGGTGCGCACCGAACACATTGCCGCTAACGCCCGAATAGCCGATGAGTTCTCCCTCTTTGACTTTCTGCCCGACCTTGACGCAATAGCTGCTCAGGTGCGCGTACCGCGTCTGTAAAGTCTTTCCCTTGTAGGGTGCGTGCTTGATTCTCACCATGTTGCCATAGCTCTGCATCCCGGTCTTTGTGTTTCCGTCCCAGTTCTGCGTTTGGTCAACCGTGCCGTCCTCGGCGGCATAGACCGGGCGCTTGTAGTCCGTGCCGTTCTGCGTGCGCAGGTCGATGGCCTGATGCAAGCGGCCATCGTTGTAGTACCAGCCCTGCGTTAAAACGTGCAGGTCAAGTGGCCAGTGCAGCAGCACCTCGCCGTTAGATAGTCTCATAATGTCAACTCCTTAAATTTTCAGTCATCCGTTGCACTCTTAAGAAGCACCTGTGCAAACTGCCAAGGCTGTCTTGCGGCAGCCCCCCCCCGAATGGATAACGTAATTCGTCGTTTTGCTATACCTCCAAAATCAATTTCCTTTCGCGTAGGCCAAATACAACATGGTGCCAGATACCTCAGTGTTCGGCGCAAAGTTTATCTGCATATTAGACAGCCCAGTTATGCACCGAAACGAAGCGTTTGCTAAGGAAAGGTTCATTGGTACGAACATTGTGCCAGTAGACGCAATGTTTAGAATGGCAAACGCATCGTCTGGCGTTCTTATGGATATCTGCGAAAACTGGTCTGTTCTGCCAGAAAAAGACGTACTTTTTAGTATTAACTTATTTGATTTCTCGCCAAGCGCTTTCCCCACAGACTTAGCATCAGCAGCAACGCCCTCTTGCGTCAGTGTCGTATCAGTGGGGGGGGGTGACAGCATACGGATTATTTGTTGCGTTCATAATGTTCTCCTTTCACAAGATACGGCGGTATTTGTACGTTCCGATGTATGGCGGCATATTGTTATGGGGCTGAGAACCACCGGCAAAAGCAGTCCTAAACCCATTTATACAGCCTGCACCAGTAAAATTGAGACGAATAGATGCATTTGTTCCCTCATTCAGCCCGACATTTTCATTAGATGCCCATTCAAGTCCTTCATGGCGGTGTCTTGCGATTTCATCCACCGTCAGCGTATGTTCCTTCTCACCGCCAACACTGCCAGCCGCGTAGTCTCCGCCAGCGCCAACCGTCACACGGTCAGTGCCGTACCGTTCCCACGTGCCGTACCCATACACCGCCGCAACTTTTTCGGGCGTAGTCAAATCCGGCGCACCGATCAGCCCTGTTCCGTCCCACGCGATAATTCCGCCAACCGGCACATATGGATATTTATAAGGGTTATCTACCATTACTGGCTCACCTCCAAAATAAAGACCGCCGCACTTGTCGGTGCTGCGTTCGCGTAAAACTTAACAACACCGGCTCCTGGTTCCAGCGCGGCTATCATCCGCACCGCGTCCGTCACCCTCGTGCGGTCACTTACCGCGATGTGACTGTCTGCCGTCACGCCGGAAACTGTGACGGTGGCGCACTGCGTATAACTCGTGCTGCTGCCGTCATCCCACGTCACGCTATAATCGCCCGTCGTCCAGGCCGATGCCGCCACCGTTACGGTCACCGGCTTGGGCAGTTTCGCGTCGATTTGCGTTTTGTCGTAGTAATTCGCAAACTTGCTGCTCTCGCCTGTATCGCGCCAAGTGCCGGTGTCGCTGTCCCAAACCCAGATGGTATCGGTATCGCCAACAATGGCCCAGTTTCCGTCGTAGCCTGTGTCGTGTGCCGCGTACAGCGCCTCATAGTTCGGGTACCACCCAACAGCGCCCTGGCTGACCTGCTGGGCCAGCGCGGCGTAGTATTTGGCGTTGTCCATTCCCTCGCCGGGGCGTGAAGCTGTATCACCAACGGCCCAGCTGCGGGCCTCCTTGGCACTGGCCGCCGCGGCCGTGGCGTTGGCAGGGGCAGCCTTGATGGCCTCGATGTTTTCGTGAACGTCCTGGATGCCCGCTTCATTATCCCGCACGATTTTGGCGTTGGCGGCCACCTCAGCGGCCAGCGCCTGCACTGTCTTGTACTCGTCCGTGCTCTCGAGCATTCCATCCTGCACAGGGTTCCTGTCGATTTCAAGCCGCAGGGCGGCCATACCGGCCACACCACCGCCCGCCAGCACCTCTACCACCGGAGCGAACGTGCCGTAGCCGGTCGTCATCTGGGCCGTCACGGCCAAATAAACTATGGCGCGGTCGCTGCTCACGCCCAGCGCAGGGTTGTAGACATAGTGCCCGTCTTTTTTATCCATCCGCAGGTTGACATACGCGCCAGTTGGCAGTGTCCAGGGCTGCCCGCCCTTGTACAGGGCCACGGCCAGCACCGGGAGCGTATCGTCGTACTGCACAAGATGCACCGGCTGCACAACGTCACGCCGGTCAAAATCCGCCCGCGTCGCCTTGACAAGCGCTGTCTCGGGCGGGCTATAATTGGCTGTCGCCATTTAAAACCACCTCACTGTATCATTTTACCGTTGACCAACACATAGCCGTCGCCCGCGCTATCAATGCCCAGCTGCACCTTCACATCACCGCTTGCATTGCTGATCGCGATAGCGCCGCCGGAATACTGGCCCGCCATCGTGACGTTGGCGATCATATTGTTGGTGTTGCTGGCCGCCGGGCCGTACAGTACAAGGCGGCCCACGGCGTTGTTCGCGCCCCATGTGGACATAAACGCGCCCAGCTTGAACTGTCCGTCGTTGGTCTTTCTGTACATTTCAATGCGGGCGTCGTCGATGATGCACTTGCTCTCGGCGACCGTCGATGTAAATTTTCCGGTGATATCCACCGACCCGTCCGAGCCGATTTTGAAGTTGTCGCTGTTCACCACCAGCCCGCCGTTGAACGTCGTTACGCCCGTGTCCAAGTTGGACACAAACTTTCCGTTGGTGGATTGCAGCACGCCGCCCTTGATAAGATTCGCGCTCATTGTCCCAGATTTAATGAGGTTGGCACTCAGGCTGCCGGTCGTGATAAAATCGGCATTGATTGCGCCGTCCATCGTGGCGGCCAGGCGGTACGGTCCGCCGTAGCCGCTGCTGCTGTACCCCCAACCGGCCAGATTCCACCGCCAGACCTTTGTGGCCTTTGCGATTTCCGGCTTGTCCATGACCAGTATCTCGTCAGGCTCATCCGCGCCGGTGGAGCTGTGCAGCACCACATAGCCGCCCAGGTTGCCGGTGATAAGCTGTGTGGCGCGGTCAATGGCCCGCTCCAGGTCGCTGCGCGTCTTGTTAACGGTCGATTGTACGGTCTTTCCCATGTCGGCCACGGTGTTGGCCAAACTGCTGCGGGCGTCTCCCAGTTCTACGCTGTCGTACCGCTCCAGCAGCACGTCATAAACCGTTTTGATGCACCGGGCATCCGCGCTCACGCCCAGCTTCGCAAACTGAACATGAACGGTATCGCACAGGCACACCCGCTCCAGCAAGGCCATGTCGGCGTATTCGGCGGTCTGTTCCAGTTGGGCAAAGCTCAATGTCAGGCTCACCTTCGGCACGCCCACCTTGTTGGCGCTGATATAATCCAGCGCGGCCTGCCGCAGCTGCGCGGCGGTGGGCTGCTCTTTTAGGTCCTGGCTCACGTCCAGCGTCAGCACCCGCTCAAAGTCGTAGCTGCCGCCCGGCACGTTGACCACCGGGCTGCCGGTGATCTGGGTCACGTTGCCATCACTGTCCACCCAGTAGGGATAAACGCCGGTGTAGACCTCGGCGCAGCTTTCCTCCTGGGTCAAGTCTGTCAGGTTCTTTCCGTAGCGGATCGTCACGCCGCGGTCGGTGCCGCGCTGGCTGTGCAGCTTGACGGTGGTGTTGTCCCACTCATACTCGCCGCCGTACACATCCAGCACGCTGCCCTCTACGCCGCCCAGCAGGCTTCGCAGACTGCCCGGTACGGCCACGGCAAAGTCCGCCACGGTCTGGATGTCCGTCCAGAATGAGTAATCACAACTTACCGCCGCATGGCTTTTGAGTTGCTGCAAGGCATCAACGGCGTTCAACGCCTTACACGGCCCCACTGGGATGCCGCTCAAATCGTAGCTGATGTGCTGCGCGTTGACCGTTACCTGTCCATTGATGGGGCGGCTGATTTTATAAATGCGGAAATACTGTGCCTCACTGTAGGGGTTCGGCTTTGCCAGAATCAGCCCGCGCAGCGCCAGGCTGCTGTAATGCTGCCCGGTGATGGGATAGACCATTTCCAGTTCAAACGCGCCGTTGCGCTCTTCGGTCACGGCGCAACGCACAGCATCCCGCAGCACCCCCACGCCGTTGCCATGCAAGCCGGTCGTGCCGTCATAATATCTCGGATAACTAATGATTTACACCTCCTACAACGTCCACCATCTAGGTGTGATTTCGCACTTGCTAATGCCGCCACTCCAACTAATTTGTGTAGCTCCTGCCCCCAAAGCAGGAAATTCAGGCGCAGTTACATATTTATTTAAGTTTGTCGATTCTCTGTAAGCGTCCATCATTTCGCAATCTAGGTACATCGGCCCGGTGTAGCCTGTAATACTTATTTGTGTGCCCCCAACTTGTAATTTGGCATCGCCAGTAACGGTTAGTGCGATAAGCGGCAGGGAAGGGAATATAGTGGGATTGTACAGAGAATCACCGCTTTTGACTTCAACAGCATTTTCGCCGTCTTTTAAGTATTTTTGTGGTTTGCAATCTAACGAAATGGTAAATGGCGCAAGGTGGTTTGCCCGGATATCAGTTTCCGGGAAATTAACCACCCGCGCCATTCTGTACACATTTGGCTCTTCCTCTGTTTCAAGCCTGCGATAGCCTAGAGTAGTTCCACGCAAAAACGCTGAAATCGTTGGTAAAGTGTCGCTCACATCAGCGCCGGTCAGCGCAAAACATTTTGCTGTGGCGCTAATATTTGAGTAGCTTCCATCCCATTCTGTCAGGTCTCCACTACGTCCAGAAATGGTTGTGGCGGTTACTCTGGGCGTCGGTTGCCCAAAAGAAATTGCATTTTGCAGCCGTATTCCAACATCAAGGCTGCATACGCCGTCAAGCCAAAATTTATTAAGCATATACAGCCGCCTTTCTGTTGCTTTGCGCCTGAAGCTCATACGAAATCTGGTTTACAAGCGCGTGTGCCATAGAATTCACATCGTTAAACTGAATGCCGTTAATGTCGATGTTGAACGTCATGCCGCCAGCCATATTTGCTTCGCCCTTACGGTATGCGGTTGCTTCGTCCGCAGTCAGAACCATTTCGCCACGATGCAGGTTGGCAACATAGTTGTTATAGGGAACATAGTCAAGACCGCCTGCGTGGCTGCCGTCAGACCCCGTGTTATTTTTCACGTCGCCTGCATTGATGACAAAAATGCTCTTGATGCCATCCCACAAGCCTTGCACGAAGCTGACAAGGCCGTTCCAAACAGCCGCAATGCCGCCCTTAATGCCCTCTACAACGTTTTGGCCGACCGTAGAGAAAAAGTCAAATACACTCCCAAAAATGTCCTGAATCGACTCCCACGCGCCCTGAAAGTCACCTGACAATACTGCGTCAATCGTGGAAAACACGCCGGTAATCAAATCAAACACAGTCTGGAAAAAGCTTACCGCAACATTCCAAATGCTTTGAATGATAATCCACGCGCCCTGAAAGAATCCGCTGATAATCGGTGCAAACGGCGTAAAGATAACGATGATTGCTTGGAAGATAGCCTGAAAGAACGCGCTTGCCCATGCCCATACAGTCTGCACAAGGCTCCATGCAGCGCTAAACGCTTCACCGATGCTCTGTATGACTGGGGTCAAATCTGTAATGACCTGTGTAACGACCTGCCCAATAACCTGCATAGCCGCTTCAACATAAGGCTGTACAAATGCCACGACTTCCTGAATCTTGGCAGAAATCACATCCCATGCAGCATTGGCATTGTTTTTAAAACTATCAATAATGTTAGCAATATTTTCTATTGCCGTTTTCACATTATTGAAAATATCCAGCAAAAAAGAAAAGTCAGAGTTTTCAATCGCGCTTGTCAGCCCTGAAATAATTGCATCGCCAAAAAACGAGAACACATCAGCAACAATGGGCTGCAATTCGCTTGCTACGCTGCTTAACCCGCCAAAAAGAGACTGCAAACCCTCTTCAATAGTCGGTTCCAGCTCCATAATCACGCTGCTTACATAAGGCGCAAGCTGTGTGACCAGTTCGCTCAAACCATCAATCAAGGTAGGCACAATTTCTTTGATGCGCGGTATAATGTTGTTCCCGGCAGTAATAACGCTGTCAACAAGGTTGTCCACCAAGGTTTGAAAGTCTTGATCCGGGTCTGCAATACCCGTCAGCAGATTTTCCCAAGCGCTCTTCATTGACGCTGTGCTGCCTTGAATTGTAGTCGCAGCTTCCTTGCTAGTCGTTCCCATGATGCCCATGTTGGCCTGCACGACATGAATCGCTTGTACAATGTTCGCATAGGACATACTGTTGGAATCGACAGTAACACCAAGCTCTTTCTGCGTGTCCGTCATGGCAGCAGCTTCTTTGATAAGCCGCTTCATCTCGGCCTGCGTACCGCCGTAGCCAAGTTTCAGGTTGTCCAGCATCGTGTAGTTCTGCTTCGCAAAGCCGTTATATGCGTCTTGAATGGAAGAAATATTGGTGCCCATCTTGTTCGCATTATCTGACATATCCGAAATCGCAGTATTTGCCATTTCAGCGGATTTTTGTGTATCGCCGCCCAAACTTGAAACCAGTGCCGCCGCAAACGATGTGGATGTCTCCATGTAATCATTTGCTGAAAGACCCACATTCTTGTATGCGTCTTTTGCGTAGTTCTCTATGATTCCAGCGCTATCTTTGTACAGCGTTTCAACGCCGCCTACAAGCTGTTCGTAGTCTGCATAGCTGTCCAGCGATGCCTTGCCAATTGACACGGCCATGTTTGCAGCGGTTTTTCCAATTTCCGTAATGCCGTTGGTTACGGTCCGCAAGCCGTCTGAGACAACATTGCCAAGCAGCGTGCCGCTGAAAACGTCCATCAAAGACGATGCGCCGCCTTTTGCCTTTTCGACTCCTTTTTCATAGTCGTCTGTGTTAAGACTTAATTTGGCATAAAGATTAAAAACGTCCACTCACTCGCTCACCTCCTGCCGTTCTTTTGTTTTCAATCCATGACGCGCCGCAAAGTCTTTGAAATCCGCCTGCACCTGTTCTGGTGTCCGCGTATCCACTTTGGTCGGGTGGATAATGTCAATATATCTCGCTGGCCTGTCCTTTACGCCTGTCACAGCTACCACAAGGCTCCACGCGCTGTCTGTCATGTACACCTTGTACAGCTGCTCTTCAAAATCAGCTTTTAAAGCGTAAGGCAGCGCCGACACAAGCGCATTTGCGCCCAGTTTCGGCATTTTCAGCAGTACAGGGATTACTTGTTCTGCCCGCCACCGAGATACGATTTGAAAAAATCAACAAAGCCCTTATCGTTCAGCAGGTCGGCAACTTGCTTGCAGGTGATAAGAAAATTCTGTTTGCCGATTTCTTCCACCGTCAGGCCGTTGAACGGGGCGAGGATTGCGTACACGTCCTCTCGGTGCTGTTTCAGCGTAATGTTCAGCAGCTTAACGATTTTCGCAAGGCCGAAGCGCTGCATTGCAATCTGGGTCGTTTCGCCCTTCGGCATCGTTTTCTGCATCTCTTTCACAAGCGCTTCATCGTCAATCAGGTTCGTGATGGGCTGCGCGATTTGCAAAACGACTTCCAGTGCCTCATCAGTGCCAAGTTCAGAAAAAATTCGCATTAGGCTTCATCCTCTCCGGCCTTGATATACACCTCGCACGGCACAGTGTCCTGCGCAGTAATTGAATAATGCGCCGTGTATTCAAAGCTCATCTGGCCTTTTTCCTTGTCGCCGGTCTGCAAGCTGAAGCCGCCGGTGGACAGCGTATTCAGCATATGAATGGCGCAGAAACCGCCGTTCGTAGTGCCGTGCTTGTCTGAATAATCGCACAGCAGCCACAAATCGGTAAAGTCGCTGTCTTTCAGGTCGTTGCGCGGCGTGATTTTGGACACCTTGGAAGTAGTCGTAACATCCGCAGCTCCAAGCATGCTCTTGGCATTTTCTGCCGATGCCGAAACATAAGTGCCACTGCACTTGACTTCCCAGGATTCAATCTGCTTCAGTTCTTTCATGTTCTTTGGGCAGTTGTCGATGTCCTCGCCGAAGTCGGTAAAGCTTGGCACAGCCGTAAAGTTGATGCCGCCGGTCGTAGCGCCCAGCAGCGCACTTTCTTCCGGCGCAGTACCGGCAGCCGGGTCAAACGTAGTTGCAAGATAGCCCGCGTTCAAGACCAGTTCTTTAAACGCAGATTCAGGAATACGAGTAAATTTCATGCTTTCACCTCAATTTAGGCATAAAAATTCGGCAGTCACGTTGATGTACCGCCGTTTTAGGTTTTTGTCTGTGTCATCTGCCAGCGATTGGCAGAACGGGGAGCCGCGTTTTAACCAAATCAAGCCGCCATCTACCGGCAGCGTCACGCCGCCAATGCCCAGCGCGTCCGAAAGCTCAAGCGCCTTTGCATTGGGCACCGCTTCGCTCGTGGTATGGAACCACATGTTGACCGTCAGCGATACCGCCCCGCCGCCCCATGCGTCAAACACGGCATCATAAGTCAAATAGGGGAGTACAGCGTCATCCGGCACGGCGTTGCTGGCGTATGCGGTCATAAACTGCCCGAAAAACTGCTGTAATGCAGCGCCCTTTGTCATGTCGGCAATCCCTCCCGCAATCTTTCAGCCGTAAAACTTTTTAGGCCGTTCAGCATCGGGGACGCGCTTGCCGGGGCTTGTTTTTCTTCCGGGCGGCTCGTGACCCGGAAATATGCCCCGGTCGTCGCGTCCTTATACACGCTGCCGTACTCAATAGGCACATCTTTCCGCACAATGCCGGTATACACGCTGGTCACACCCTGCGCTTCGGCCTGCCGTGCTTCAAGGCTGCTGTCCAATGCAACGTAATTCGCAAACTCTGCGCCCTCGCTCCACTCGGTAGCATAGCCGCCCTCGCCGTCAGGCTTTGTCCGCTTGTCCATAATGATGCAGCTGTGCGAAAAATCATCTAAAAGGCTCATAGCTTTCTCCATTTGTTCAGCCGGGACGCAAACACACCCTTCCAGCCCGTCACAGAGCCGCCAGAATTGCCGTTTGCGCTCGATTTGGTGTAACTATACCCTGCAAAACTCTCGCTTTGAAACGGGCTGTTTGCAGCGCTCTCATACTTGTCTCGCCATGCTTCCACATCCTCAACCAGAGAAATAAAGGCGGCGGGCACAGCCAGCGCCCACACAGTGCCGTCAAACGTTTCATCTGTCAAGCTGCCAGCACCGTACTGGTGCACGCCATCATTGAACACGCTCCCAATAATGCGGAAATATTGCCCCTCAACTAAAAAAGGCAGCGTAATGCTGCCGTCCTTGATGGTAAATGTGCCGCTGTACGCGCCATCCGGGACCTTAAACCAGTTCCGGCACTCTCGCATCAATTCTTCAAGCATTACGCTGCCCCCTTATTACTTTTTGAACTTTGCCAGCACGACTTTGGCTTCGTTGGTCAGAGCCGCAACGTAAAACTCGTCAGCGGTGATCTCGGTGGAACGGTTACGCGGCTTGCGCTCGGTCTCCACGTTGATATTGCGCTTGCGGTAGATGGTCAGGGCGGGCACATCGTCCTCGGTCTCGCTGTCCTCGTTCAGCTTGACGATGGGGCAAGCGTAGTAGGGGGTAGCAGCAGCCTTGACCTTATCGCCTTTTACCAGCGCGGTAGCGCAATGCGGCTGGATGGTCGCCAGATGCTTCTTGGCGGCGGTCTCGGTGGTAGCATCATCAACAATCTCAATGGTGCCGGTGCTGTTGTCCTTCTCATACTCGATAGAAGGAACCTTGCGGGATGCTACAACGCGGGTGTTGGCAATCTTGCCGATTTCGCCGGTGACAGCAACGCCAGCCTGATACTTGTCAGCGCTGATAAAGTCCGCATCTTTGCGCAGGGTCGCCATCTGCTTGGGGTTGATGAACATGACCTTGTCGCTGTTGATTTCCTCGTTGAACACGTCAATGGCATCCACCACGCCGCTGTACTTGATAGCGGCAGCAGTGCCGTCATACAACAGCGTAGCGCCCTGCAAGGCTTCCATGCAGTCATTGTCGATTTTGGCAGCGATAGCCAGCGCCAGCTGCGCATTGGCTTCGCCAACAGGGTTGCCGTAACCGGACAGCACAGCTTCATCGGTCAGGCCGACGCCCTTCATAGCCTTCTTGATTTTGTACTTTTTGTCCTTGGTGCTCATCTTGTCGATGTCAACGTCAACGCCTTCTGCAACGTCCTCTGCGTCGCCAATGTAACCGTAAGACGGCACAGTAATAGTATCGCCGGGCACGCCAGCAAGGGTGTCATCCACCTTTGCAAAAGGCGCCACGCGGATTTTGTCGGGAATTTTAGCCGAAATCATATCGGCCATGACTTCCGGGTCAATCAGGTCTGCGAGTTTGGTCAAAATAGTATCTGCCATGTGTTAATCTCCTTTTTCGGTTACATTGACCAGTGTATTGTACTGGTCAGGGTCAGTTTTTTTGAGCTTCAAGCGGTCGGCATAGCCCATTTTTGCAAATGCTGCTGCATCAATAGAGCCTGCGCCTGCGCCGCCATTGCCTGCGGGCGGGTTCGCTGTGTTTGCGCCATGCGTGCTGGTAGTAACGATGTAGTCGCTGTAAGATTCTTTCAGGCTGTTTTCCAGCTTGTCAGAATCCTTAATAGCGCCTTTTTCGTCCAGTTCCAGCTTGTCCAGCAGTCCATCTCCTTTGCACAGCCGAGCAACAGACTGCAAGCGTTTGTCGGCAATGCCGACTTTTTTCAGGGCGGTCTCCAGTGCCTTTTCTTTGGCAGCGGTAGTCTTTTCAGCGGCCACGCTGGTTTTGTAATCCTCAAAAGCCTTGTGCTCGGATTCATACTTTGCCTTATAACCGTCATCGCCCTTGCCTTTCAGGTCGTCCAGTTCCTTTTGAACGCCGGGAAGTTTTTCCGCATCGGCTTTATAGCGGTCAATGTCCGCTTTCAAACCGTTTACGGTATCAGTGTGGGCTTCAATAATAGTGTCCTGCTGCTCTTCGGTCAGCCCCATACCTTTCAGCAGCTTACGAGTAATAGCCAATGTTTTCGCTCCTTTTCTTCGGTGTCAGTTCTTCGACATTCGCGTTTTATTCAAAACAGCAGTACTTCGCTGTTTTTGCGTATAAAAATAGCAACCGCCGAGAAAGTCTCGGTAGTTGCTAGGTAAACTTGCCTTTTACGGTTTCACTTCAACGCTTGGCAACACATTTGTGTGGAAATACAGCTTGTAATGGTACGGGTCTGTGTGTGTTCCTGTAATGTCCTCGACAACATACATCGTGTAGCTGTTTAGGTAGATGTAATTTTTCCTGTAAGTATCAGGGCCAACCTTTACAGTGCAGACAAGCTCGTTGCTGGAATTGTTGGAGATAGACATATATCCCTCGGCTTCCATAATGACCTTGTCTGTTCTGGCGTTGTATACGGTGATTTTTCGTTCGCTCTCAAAGTAATCGGCCTGTTTAGAAATATTGGAGTTTGCTCTAGCGGCTTCGGAGCAGCCGCACAAAAGCAAAGCTGAGGCCATAACTGCGATTGCGATATAAAGAATCTTTTTCATGTGCTTTCCTCCCAATAAAAAGAGCCGGAAAACGTTAACCGTTTTTCAGCTCTGCTTCGATTATTTTTCTGTATTGTTCGCTATGCTCTGCAACGGCAGGCTTTATAAAAGGCTGTGCGCGTTGGCCGTGCGTCAAATGCCAATCGCCTTTTGCGTCTTGATATACCCACGGCGTTTGTCTGCCGCCCGGATAGTAAATGCCCGTGCCGCACTCAACGTATACGCCATATTCGCTATTTGTGCCAACATAGGCAGCGCGTTCTCCACTGTTTGTCACTGTATGAGTGATGCTATTGCGCAATGCGCCAGTTCCAAATTTACCGGGGCTGTTTACAAGCTTTTTTGCGTACCCTTCAGCCACAAGCCCACATTTTTCCAACGCCCTCTGGCAAGCCGCTTCAAGCTCTTTGTAAACTTCAGCGCTGTGGTCTTCAAGTCGAAATTTCATTTCGTTTCCTTCCACGAAATCCATTGCGCATACGTCATTGCAGGAATCAAAATGCTTTTCCCGGTTTTCTCATCGTATGCGCGTCTCAGCTCATGACGCGGTTTTGGTTCATCAGGAAGTACGGCAATAGTAGTGCATCGGCAGTTATACACGAGATAGCCCGGTGCGGAACTGTCTCCAGGATACATAAGCTCGTAACCGTCAACCTCAAACGGCTTGTCAACGTCTACTGTCTTGCCGTCAAGCATTGCATGCGCATGGCGTGTGCGGCTGTCCAGCGTTGCCAGCCATTGCTTTTTCAGCTTTATGCCTATGTCCTGCGCTGCGCGGTAAGTATCAAGCCTCCCCGCGTTCTGCGCTGCTGTAATGGCTGTTCGTGCCGTTCTGATAGCGCTTGCGCGACTCATATCCTGCATACGGCTTTGCAGGTCATCCGAAATCTTGCTAATGCCTTTGCCTTGCAAAATGGAGCTTGTGACGCTGGCTGTGATTTGCTGCTTCCCGTATTTCAGGTCAATTCCGCGCTGCAATGCACGTTTTGGAGGGTAGTACGGCATCAAGTCAGGCTGTTCCACAATCAGACGTTTCACTGTCTGTTCATCCCACAGCGTAAAATCTGCTTTGTCGGAAACCTGCTCGATTTTGTAAGCTGCATAATTTCGGTTCAAGCTGTAGATGCCCGGCGTGGCGTCATTGACATAGGCCACAGCCGTTGCATTAGCATCAGTGTATCTTTCTGCCACTTTATCGCGTAGGGCTTCAAAACGCTTTCCGCGCCCTATCTGCGCAAGCCTCCACTGCTTGTATTGCTGTTCGGTGATTTCGCCTGCATCGAGCTTTTCTTTCATGGCTGCATCACGCTTCTCGAACTGCTCAAAATAGGCTTTCACCGTGTCGGTCAGTTCGTCAGCAGCTTTTTTGTACAGCTTTGCGATGCGCTGTTCCAGCTTGGCAAGCTCGGCATCTGTCAGTTTGTGGGCGTAATCAGGCTTTCTCATTTTTTCTTAACTTTAATACCAAGTAGCCATGTACCGCTTAATTCTGTAGTAATATTGGTTTTGTAGCCTTTATGCGTTTCTAACAATCCAAGAGAGCGTCGTTCAGTTTTTGACATTTTGGAAACATCAACAAAAATCTGATTGTGCTTATCAAATCCTCTTGTTACGGAATCTCTATATTTATCCAAATCTACGCCAGATTGATGCTTCACCCACGGAACAATGTCTTTTGCTGTTTTCAAAGTAGGCGCGGTCGTTTTTTCTTGAGTTACTTTTTTTAAAGTCTTTACAGGGTTTCCGAATCTGCTTTTAGCCTTGCTGCCCCCCCTACCAGAGCCACCGCTACCGCGTTTTGCCATGTGCGATCAACCGCCTTTCTTTAATTTTCTCGTATCTTGGCGCAATTTTTGTCACGTTCCAGTCAAATTCATCCGGGCATTTGCCGTACCACAAAATTTCTGACGGTTCCAAAATTTCCATCGCCTTGCGACATTGCCTGGCAAAGCATTCTTTTTCATAGTCGTTGCTTTGTGTGCCAACACTTGAAATAGAAACAATGCTGTGTTTTGGTGTGCCGTCTAAGCACCATTCAAAGCTATCCATGCCGCACCAACATAGGGTAGGAATAACGTGTATCTTGTGCGCCTGCCAATACGCCGCGCACCAATGCTTGCGGTAATGGTTGTAAATCTGCATAGCAAGTGGCATTTCAGAATACAGCGAAAAATCCGGTGCGCAGACTGCACCAAACTGCGAAAGCAGATTGATGTACTTGTCAGGATTATTCCATACTCTGGAAAACAGAAAGTCGTAGCAGTAGAAATGCACGCCTTTTGTGGCTCTGTCTTTGGATACAAGCGCCTTATCAAACGGAATCCACTCCAAATGCTGCACGTCTATATGTTCCGGCTGAATAATTGGCGTATCGTATTTGCCAACACCTAAAAAGTTGGCTTTGTCGAGGTTTTCAAAATTAAGCATTTCCGTTACCAATTTGTTCTGTAGGCTGCGTTAACATGCGGTCAAGTTCCTCTGCCGCCTTTCGCTTCATCAATTCATCGTACTGATCAGCGTCGCCGAGGATGGTCAATAGCTTGCGCGTGATGTACTCGTCGTCGTAATACTCCGCACCCAGCATCACCGTCTGCGCTTCTTCCTGCTTGTTGATAATCTGGTTGCGCGTATAAGTTGGTTCATCATCAAGCCCGGCAACCGCCAAAATACCCTTGATGCAGCGCGTCACGCAGCTTTCAAACTTGTCCGTTTTCAGGTCAAGTGGCACATAACTTGCCTTGATAGCCGTTGCAGTCTGGTTTCCTGCGCTCACGGCAGATGCGTCAAACGCCTGGAAATCCGTGTACAGCTTTTTGGTCAGCATATCAATGGTCGCTTGCGTGCCCTGAAACGGTGCTTCAATGCTTTGCGGTGTGGCCTTCGCGCCCTCGTCACCATCTGCATGAGCAACGTGGGTAGTTTTCAGACGCTCAATGAACCTTGTATCGTCCTGCTCGTCCATGCCGCCGCAGTTTGTAAGCACCCAATAGATGAGATTGCCCTCATCCACATTGTTTACCATGTTGCTGCTGGCAAGGTCGAGCGCGTCAACGGTGTTTTTCCTTCCGCAAAGTTCGCTGCGTGCCAGTTCACCGTTTTTCAGCGGGATAATGGGAAATCCGGGATAATTCTCGCCGTCATAAATTTCTGTGCCATCAATCTCCGAGTACCGCACTTTCAGCTTGTACGGCAGTTTCCCGTTCAAACTGCGCACTTCACCGTTACGCGGCTTGATGTAGTCAGTGTAACCGTCCATCTCGTACAGCGTTGCCCGCAGCGGTTTGTCCGGGTCAATCTGCCAGAACCGGATTCCGGCTTTCAGTGCGCCGTCCTCTTCATCGTATAGCGGAACAAACTGCTCCGGCGCAAATACCTGTATATGGTCAAGATTCCAGAATACGAAAGCCTGCCCACCAATCAACGCATGGCGGGCGGCATCCATAATATCTTCATCAAACGTAGCGCCAAGCGCCTTTTTTGTGGCGTCTTTGTTAAACGCAACGCCGTTGCCCAGCAGGTAAGAAACTTCCTGATCTACAACAAATCCAAAAAAATTGCTGGCAATCTTGTGGTTCGCTGTGTACATATCGGGATGCGCTTTTCCCTCAAGATCGTACACCATTTTTTCATAGCGGTTGATTGTGGGATTTTCGCCCCAATAGTACAGCTTTGCGTCCAGAATGTCCCGCGTCTTTTTCTGGCCTTTAAAATCGTTGATTGTGTCAAACACAAACCCCATGCGGGAACGTTCATCTTCACCGACCGCCACAAAGTCTTGATATGTTCTGATTTTCCCTCACCGCCTATCTGTAAATGCTTTGATACTTCATTGCCGTATTGTCTCCGGCTTTGTTTGCTGTGCTTTCCATCGCATAACGCACCGCGTCAATGTGATGGTTGTTCAAATCCGGGTAGCCTTCCAGCACTTCTCCCGTCTTGCTGTCTCGCTCGTATTCGTACTCGCTGAATTCCTTTGCTGTGTCCGGGCATCGTTCCGGGTCAATGACAATCGCTTCCAGCATTTGCAGCCACTTTGTGCCGTATCGAACCGATTTCGGTCCTTTGCGGGCAGGGAATGTTTTCACGCCGTACTTGTTATAGTCGGCGATGGATTTCGGCTCGGCACTATCCGCGCATACTTTGTCCTCGCGCGTCAGCCCTTTATCCAAAAGCAGCTGCGCAGTGTCTCTGTTGCTGGTTCTGCGCCGCGTTAGTTCATCAAAGATGTACAGCGTGCGCCGCGCTGCGTCATAGTGCATTGCGTTGTATGCCCATGGGTCAGGATACCAGCCCCAGTCAACGCCTCGCTTGATGCGGTCAAAACCTGCAATCTGTTCATCTGTGATTTTCTCAATGCGCAGATTCTCAAATACTGCCGTTCCACTGCCGACAACTTCACCAAGATACTCATGCCGGTATGCTGTTTCGTTTGTGCGCTCCAAGTATTCAGCATCGGCAAGGAACCGCTCTCCGAGCCATTCTGCGGGCGTTGTTTTATAGGTGGAGTGGTGGACCAGCTTGCCGGGGCGCTGCTCCAGCGCGTAGCGGTTGGCCCAGTTCCGGGCCATGACGGGCGGATTGAAGCTTTTCAGCGTCAGGGTCCAGCTGCCGCCGCGCAGGACAGTCTGCTCGACGTTGCGCACTTCCTCGGGACCGTCGAACTGGTCAAGCTCCTCAAACCAACAAAGCCCGACAGCGCCAAACGGCAGCTTGAGACTTTTGAGCTTGCCCGGGTCATCCAACCCGAAGAACAAAATCTTCTGCCCGGTGGGCAGGTAGGTACACTCCATCGGGCTGACCGTACAGCGGAAATACCCCGCGCAGCCCAGCGCACCGATGGCCCATACGATCTGGTTGTACACGCTGTTGCGCAGTGTGCCGCCCACTTTGCGCAGCACCACGGCGTGGCAGTCCGGGTGGCGCAGCAGCTGCCAGACCAGCTCCATCGAAAGATAGCTTGACTTGCCCGACCCGCGCCCACCCTTGGCCACGACCTCCGTCACCTCGCCGCGCCGTATCGCCTGATGCACCGGCCAGAACACCGCCGGTATCTTCTCTTTCAGCCGGATCTTCACCCCCGCGCCCCCTCTCTTTTCTTTCTTCTGTCTTTACTCATCCACAATGACCACCCCCTCATCCTTCGCGCCGTCGCCCAGACCCAGATGCTTGTACAGCATCTCCAGCGCCCGCAGCTTGTCGGCCACCTTGACCGGCAGGCCGCCCTCCTCGCCGGGGGTGGCAAAGGCGATCTCCGCCAGCTCGTCCAGGACGTGCTCTTCATTGATTTCGCACAACGGCATCCCTCCTTTTGGGCATAAAAAAACTCGCGGGAGGATTTGGTTCCTCTCACGAGTTTCGATGCTACCATGTTACCACCGTTAGTTGTGAAATGCAATGAAATTCCGCGAAACCTTTGCGAAATTTACTGAAATGTTTTCAGCTCCGCAGCTCCACCTTCTCCACACCCGCCTTGTGCAGCTGGTAGACCCGGCGCTGCACTACGCCCATCGCATTGGCAATGTCGGTGTAGCTCTGGCCCATCACATAGCGGCGGCGCAGTACTTCCTGCTCGGCGGTATCGCCCAGGGCCATGATGCTGTGCATGACTTCCATCCGCGTTTCCAGGCAGCTGTCCAGCTGCTGCGCCAGCTTTTTCTGCGCCTTTTCGATGCGTTCCACCGCCCGCGGCAGCCGGTTGACGTTCGGCCCGCCGCGCCCGGGCATCCCGCTCATGCAGGTGGTCACACGCTCGGCATCGCTGCGCAGGACCTCGATCTCATCCTCCAGCATATGCTGGTAGCTCAGCGCCGCCTGATACCGCCCCAGCCACTTCATCTTTTCTTGGTATGTCATTGTCCGTCCTCCCTTATTTGCACATTTCGCTTCCCTGTCAGGCTTTGTTGGTTATCTCCATCCTATATCAACAACCATCAGTTGTCAATAGCTTTTCCGCATTTTCTTTTTGGCAGTACCAAAAAAAGGACTTCTACTCCATGTTTCATTTCCCGTGCTTGACACCCGCTCCTATCCATGCTACGATGACGATACTACGAGAAAAAGGGAGTGTTCCAACATGAAGTGTGCAAAAGGTATTTGGCTCCGCTGCGGTCTGCTCCCATACCGCCTCCGGGGGCAGCAGCTCGCCCTGGCCCTCCTGCTCAGGGATAAGCCGCGCACCGCCGCTCAGCTCGCGGCGGCCCTCACCGAAAAGGGCTATCCCTGCGACTCACAGATGCTGGAAAAATCGCTGGCCCGCCTGTCAAAGCGTGGTATCCTCTCGGTCTCCGACGGCGTCTACCGCTGCACGTCCCCTAAGCTGGACGCTACCCCCTACACGGAAAACCAGCTGCTCGACCTCGTCGGCATGACACAGAGCACCGTAAATGGCACCGCCTTTTACACCGCCGCCCCGCCTGCAAGCGTCAGTTCCCGCGGCCCCAGCGGCTCCTGACCTTTTTATAGCGAGGGATCTCTCCATGAAACGCTTTTTTCTCCTCACCGCCTGTCTGCTGGCGCTGACTGCCTGCACGGCCGCGCAAACCTCCGTCCCCGCGGCCTCGCCTGCGCCGACCGAAGCACCCGCAGCGACACCCACCACGGTGCCCTTCTCCGTCCCGGCCCCGTACAGCGACCTATCCTACCTGCCGGAACTGTCTTGGGACGCCGCGCATCAAAAGCAGACCTACCAACCGGACGAATACGATCGCCTCAGCCTCAACACCTACTCTTTCAATGACCGCACCGTCCTTGCCGGGACTGAGGAGGAAACCGCCGCATTACTGGAAGCGGGCAGAGACCCCGGCCTCGGTGTGCGGTCACTGCAGGCCCGCAGCATCACCGGGCAGGGCGTCAATGTTGCCATCATCGACCAGCCACTGCTGACGGACCATCCCGAAATTTCCGACGCCATCGTTGACTATTACGACGCAGGCGGCTACACGGACGAGGGCACCATGCACGGCCCCGCCGTGGCCAGCATTCTGGCGGGAAAAACGATCGGCGTTGCGCCGGGCGCACATATCTATTACGCGGTCACGCCCGGCACAGCCGACAGCCGCCCCTACGCCGACGCCCTTCATTACATCCTTGCCTTAAATGATACCCTGCCGGAGAGCGAAAAAATTCGTGCCGTGTCGGTGTCTGCCAATCCGGGGAATGCCAATTTTTTTGAAAACGCCGACCTCTGGCAGGCGGCTCTTTCCGACGCCGAGGACGCGGGCCTTCTGGTACTGACCGTGCAAGGCGCATGCGCAGGCTCCGCGCGTTTCGTGCCGGGTCTTGCCGCCTTCGACCCAGCCCAGCGGGATAACCCAGCAGCCTGCCGGATGGGCCAGCCCGGGGCTTTCCTTATCACACCCCTCGCCAGGAAAAATCCAAACTATGTGGGCGTGCCCTGCGCCTACCGCACCGTAGCCGAGGAATACATTTCCGGGCAGTGCGGCTACCGATATGACGTGCAGGGCGGCTTGAGCTGGGGCATTCCCTACTGCGTCGGAGTAATGGCGCTGGGCTGGCAGGTCGCCCCCGCCCTCACCAATGAGGAAATGCTTACCCTGCTTGTCTCCACCGCAGCCCCAACCGCCGACGGTGCCCGCATGATCGACCCCGTAAAATTTATAGAAGCCGTAGAAAGCCGATACACATAAAAAATTGCAGGGGCGAACATTGTTCGCCCCTGCAAAGCGTTCTTCCTCAGCACAACGGTGCCACCAACCTCAGCACCGCACTATACATTGTCCCCACAAACCCGGTGCGGCAATCCCCCAGCGTCACCTCTTTGCTCTCCCGCTCAATTTCCGCCAAATCTTTCCGCACATCTTCCAGCACAGCCCCGCCGTAGATCAGCACACTGTTCTCAAAGTGTAAATACAAACTGCGATAATCCAGGTTCACGGTACCCACTGCCGCAATGCGGTCGTCCACCAGCCAGGTTTTGGCGTGCAAAAAGCCCGGCGTGTAGCTGTAAATCTTTACCCCCGCCCGCAAAAGATGCGGGAAATAACTCCGCGTCAGCTGATAAATTGTCGGCTTGTCGGGCACGCCGGGCGTGTAGATGCGCACATCCACGCCGCGCTTGGCTGCCAGCCGCAGACAGGTCAGCAGGTCGTTATCCAGTATCAGGTACGGCGTGCAGATGTACAGCCGCCGCTGCGCCTGGTTGATAAGTTCCAGGTAGACGTTTTTCGCCACGGCCTCGCGGTCCACCGGGCTGTCGGCGAAGGGCTGCACCAGGCAATCCGTTTTGACCGGCGCGGCCAGCGGCAGGTCGCGGTCCATGTCGATTTCCTCGTCGGGGTACTGCGCCTTCCAGAACGTCAAAAAGATGTTCGCCAGCGCAGTCGCACCGGGGCCTTCCAGCCGCACGCCGCTGTCCTTCCAGTAGCCGAACCGCTCCAATTTGTTGATATACTCGTCCGCCAGGTTCACGCCGCCGGTAAAGCCGATTTTGCCGTCAATGACCATGATCTTTCGGTGGTCGCGGTTGTTCATGACCAAATTCAGCAGCGGCACGCAGCGGTTGAAGCTGAACGCCCGGATGCCGTCGGCCCGCATCATTTCAGCGTAGTTGTGGGGCAGCAGGCTCAGGCAGCCCGCATCGTCGTAGATAACCCGCACGTCCAGCCCTGCGGCGGCTTTCTGGCGCAGGATCTCGTGAATTTGCCCCCACATCTCGCCCATGCCGATGATAAAGCTCTCCACATAGATGCTGTGCTCGGCACTTTGCAGCGCGGGCAGCATATCGGCAAACATACTCTGGCCATCGGGGTAGTATTTCACCGCTGTGTCCCCGCACAACGGCGCGGGGGCGTAGTCGTGCAGATAGCGCGCTGTCTCGGCCGCGCGGGGGTTCTGCTCCCGCAGGGCGGCCACAGCGGCAGGGTCCTCGCGCCGGGTGTGGGCCATGGCGGTCTCGGCGCGTTCCAGCCGGTGGCGCAGGCCCAGCGCCGGGCGCTTGTTGCCCCACAGCAGGTAGAGCAGCCCGCCCTGTACCGGCATAAGCATAAAAATGATCATCCAGCTGATTTTAAACTCCGGCGCGGTGGAATCCTGCCGGATAAGCGCCAGGCACATAATGACGCTGAGCGCCAGCCCCACGCCGTTGAGCCAAGTCGAATAGGCGTCGAGCCAGTGGAACACCGAGAACAGCCAGAACACTTGCAGCAGCACCAGTGTTACCGTGATGACCAGGCGGCTGAACACCAGGTTCAGCACCCTGCGCAGCATCAGCCGCCAATTCCGTTTTTTCAT